CAGTAGAAAACTGGTCTGAACTTAGTCTTGACGCTAACAATGCTCGGTATGCTCCAACAGTAGTTAATAACTACTCTGCGTATGTAGTTATGTCCAACGTTGGGGCATCAGCACCTGGAGTGGCTTACTCAGTCTCTTCGGTAACTACACCCCTTGCAAGTGGTGCAAATGGTGCTGCTGTTGCTACAAATGACTGGTCAACAGCACTTGCAAAACTGGATGGAGTTGAAGGACAACTAGTCATTAACTTGGTTGGTCAAAGTTCCACTGCAATTGTTAACAATGCAATTGACTACGTCACTTACACAGACTCTGAGTCTACTCCAAATGCACGCAAAAACTCGTTCTTGATTGTAGACCCCAACCCAGCACTAACTTCTGCTTCTGATATTGTTACGGCTGTTTCAGGATACACAGTGTCATCTTATGTTGCTGTTTATTACGGAATGCTTTCCATGACAAACCCAGCGGTTCGTGGTTCTGCTGCATTGCGTAACACTTACCCAGGTGGTGCTATCGCTGGGCTATACCAGCGTGTAGATGCTGAACGGGGTGTTGGTCGGGCTGCTGCTGGTTATGGCTACACCCTTCAAAACACTTTTGGAACAGTAACTAACTTTACTGAAGCACAGGTTGGCACACTTTATGCTGCACATATCAACACTCTTAAGAATGTTGCTGGCGCTGGCGTAATTGTCAATGGTGCTCGCACACTCAAAAAGACAGACATCACTAAGTACATCCCAAGCCGCCGTACCCTTAACTACGTTAAGGCTCAGGTTGAAGACCTCACAAAGCCTGCATTGTTCCAGCCAATTGGTGACCGCCTTTGGTCTAGCCTTGCAGGAAGCATTTCTAAGATGCTTGCTGGGTTGTGGTCGTCTGGCGCACTGAAAGGGCGTAGTGCTGAAGAAGCATTTTATGTTACTTGCGATGCATCAAATAACCCTCCTTATGTCGTTGAGGCAGGGGAAGTACACATTGAAGTAGGAGTTGCGCT